ACTGCTTCCTTTAGGTCATTACAACCTAAATGGGTACAACCTAAGTAACCAAACATTTCACCATTCTTAAATCATCATCATAACAAAATCTAAAAAAACAAGCTTGTAAATAAATTTGTTGATAGTATTTAAAAGCTTGTTTTATTCACACAAATATGATATAATTAATCCTTAACATGCCTAGGGGGCACCCGAAAAACGATTCCCGATCGTTTGGCATGTTATCTCATCATCGGGTTAACTTAGGGAGTTATATGTCTAAGAATATTCTTGTAAATAAAATTTGTAACACATGTCAAAACCAATATATGGGAAATAAAACCCAGAAATATTGCTGTAGAGTATGTTATAGGAATCATCCTATTCAACGTGAAAAAAATCGATTACAAAGTCAAAAAAGATATAATGCAGATATTGAAAAAGTTAAAAAATACAATAGAGAATGGGCGAGAAAAGCATTAAGAAAAAAGAAAGGATTACCACTTGACTTACCCAGAATGATGAATAATTCTGGAGAAGGATATATTTGTAAGAAAGGATATAAATATTTTGGCATAAAGGGACATCCTCTTGCAAACAAACATGGAAGAGTTGCTGAACATAAACTTATCCTGTCAAATCATTTAGGAAGGATCTTAAAGAAAGGTGAAACAGTTCATCATAAAAATGGTGTACGACATGACAATAGACTTGAAAATCTTGAACTATGGTCCAAAGGTCAACCTTCAGGACAAAGAGTTAAAGATAAAATAGATTGGTGTATTGAATTTCTCTCACAATATGGGGATATCCAATTCAAACCAAATAATATATTTGATTAAAATAATAAATATAGTTACTTTGATTATAGCTGATTTCGCACTTCGCTAGTGCCCGACTGACATAACGTTTCGTCAACGTAGGCTGATTTTAGTTCGATTCGCCATCGATCATAAAACATCAACTATTTTGACGAGGTATTATTATGTCCTTTCCAACGGGCATTACAAATATCAACAATATGAGCCCTGAGCTTCCAGTACAAGCGGCAGAGGATTTGTTGAGTACACCTATGTTTAATTTAATCCATTCCTTCGGAGTCGACCTTCATCATGCTGAGGCTTATATTGGGAAGACGACTAGAATGTCTAGATTTGAACGCTTATCGACAGATGGCGGTCAATTAGATGGAAGTGGAATAGACCCCGCATCAGAAGTTCCAGTCCGAACCGACATTGATGCTACAATGGAGATTTATGCAAAATCCATCGTAACCAATGAGCAGGTCATATTGTGGGAGAACTCCAAGACTCTAACCAAGTTCACAGCATTGTTAGGACAATGGTTAAGAGAAAAGGAAGATTTACTGATGAGAGACCTATTTTCAAGTTCAGTAAGTTATCTAAACGCCACTGGGGGCACAAATGGCGATCAGCCTAGTAACGTCTCATTGAATGATGTAAACAACATAGAAAATATTTTAAGCGGTAATGATGCACGTACAATGCTTCAGAGCATCAATGCCATGGATAAGTTTTCGACAGGCCCCACCAGAGACGCATTTATTGCTCTATGTTCGACTAATTTACAAGCAGATCTTCAGAAAGTCCAAGGGGTATTATTAAAAGCAAACTATCCTTCTCAAGAAGGTCTTAGGCCTGAAGAATATTGTTCTATTAGCCGATTCCGTTTCTTTGTTAGCTCTAAAGCTGCAAGGACTCCAGGAGTATCTACTAAGGGAAATACTGTTTACACAATCCCGATGTATGGCCTTGAAGCAGCTGCAAAAATTGAACAGAACCAATATACCGCAGTTATTGGATATCGTCCTCCTTGGGTGGTTTCCTCTGTGGCTCAAAATAGCCAACTATATGCGAAATTTGCAATTGCAAGAGCAATTACGAATCAGAATTGGATATCAGGTCTTAACGTAACAACCTTTATCGCATCATAGGAGGAAATATGCCTTTTACTATTGTTACTCAAGGTACATTTATTCAGCCTGCAACGGCCGTTAATCAAATTATACCTTTGCCTAGCTCTGTAGATTATTTTAAAACATACAACTACACTAAAGCTATTGCCAATGCACCTACTGGCGCATTCATGGGAGAATGGTTTGGAGGTGGGATTACCGCTTCAAATGATGGTATCCGTTGGGGAAAAGCTGGTTCTACAGCTGTTATTGTAGACAACTTTCAAAACGCCTCATCTAACCCATCCGGTGGTTTTACATATGTTACCAGTTTCCCAGCTCCACAAGCTGCTCTTACTGGTACAACTATAACCAATGCTTCTCCTGCTGTGGCTAGTGTAACTAATACTTATTCTAATGGTGACCAAGTCACTATTTATAATAGCACTGGTGCTCTTATGTACTCAGGTATGTCATTTACTATTTCTAGCGTTTCAGGTTCAGGTTTTTCGCTCCTAGGATTAAACACCCCAGGTTCGGCAGCTACAGCCTTTACCGTTAGACGTGTTAACGCATCATTACCAGTTGCCCCACAGTATTATTATGTGACTGCCGTTACTCAAGCAACAAATGCTCAAGTTACTACATCACAAGCCAATACTTACGTTGTTGGTCAAAAAGTTGAATTTACAGTACCAAGCTCATTTGGAATGGTTCAACTAAACAACTTTAATCAAGCTCAAAGTAAGCCACCTATTATCACATCTATTGTGGATGCTTATAACTTCAAGATTAACGTTGATACGACTAACTACACAGCCTTTGCATTCCCCTTATCTAGTGCGTCACCTACTGCGCCACTATTTGCAACGGTTGCGCCAGCTGGTCAGTCAGCAACAAGGAACCCTGTAACTAACGTACAAGTCGGATATGATTTCCAGGCGGTCCCGTTTCATTCTTCCTTATTCCTACCTTATATGTTGGTTGCAGCAGGACAGTATAGTCCAGGTGGACAGGCAAACGAAGTAATCATTTACCAAGGATATAAAATGGAGAGTGGCACGATAAACTCTCCAAATGGCAACTAGAACGGTTTTATATTTAGTGGAAATGCTTAATATGTTATGATGCCCTCTATAAACGGAGGGTATCATGATTAAAGAATGCAAGGTATGTAAAATTGAAAAAGATAGATTACTATTTTATAAAGATAAAAATAGATCTGATGGATTAGCCCGAGAATGTAAAGATTGTTGCAATGAACGCAAGAAAAAATTTAGAGAACAAAACAGAATACATGTAAATCGTGTTAATAGAGAAAATGCTAAGAAACATGTTAAAAGAAAAAGTGAATACGAAGCAAAAAGATATGCTGAAAAGAAAGAGGAAATTTGTAAAAAAAATAGAGAATCATATCAATTAAACAGAGAAAAAATACGTAAAAGACAAAATGAATTACATAAAACATCAGAATATAGAGAAAAAAATAGAGAAAGACAAAGAAAATGGTACAAAAGAAACAGTGGAAAAATAAAAAAATATATTAATAAATGGGTTTCTGAAAATAGACATAAAGTTAGAGCACATTATGCAATTTCAGATGCAATTCGAAGAGGAAAAATGATTCGGCCTAATCAATGTGAACAATGCAAGATTGAATGCAAACCAGATGGTCATCATGAAGACTATAACAAGCCTCTTGAAGTTAAATGGCTCTGTAAAATATGCCATGCTAAGGAAACATTTAATTTATGACGATACCTAACAACTCCAATACTTATCTACCCCCCGTAATACAAATACCTTCATGCCTTGAAATAACTGCAATTTCACAATCATTTCCTATGATAATAACAACGTCGACAAATAGTGACCAAGTAAACACCTATATTGCAGGACAGAACGTTAAATTAATCATTCCTGCTACATGGGGAATGCAGCAAGCAAATAATAAGACGGCAACAATAGTATCAGTAAATTCAAATCAATTGAGCGTTAATATCGATTCAACCCTATTTGATGCATTTTCAAATCCTAACGATGGCACAGGGCCAGCAAGTTTAGCCCCATCAGGTTCAAAGAACCTTCAATACAATAACCTAACGGCACAAGTGCCTTTTCAATCATTCAATAACAGAGGAAATTAATTATGGCAACAATAGCAATGTATACAGGATCAGGCGAAGCACATGGCTTAGTAAACACTCTTACAAATAGCTGTGAAAACAATGATTTTAAACATTGTGCACCTCACATAAAAGCACAACTTGAGAAAGAAAAGAAAGATGATGCTCGCATGGTTGAAGTGGAACTTATCCATAAGCACGGGAAACATGAAAGATTAGACAAACCTTATTGCCGATATGCTGGAGATCCTATTCATGTTTATCATTTGATTCCAGGATATAAATATAATTTGCCTTGGGGATTTGTTAAAGAAGTTAATCAAGTTAGATTACCTGTCCGTAGTGGACTTATGGAGGTAGATGGTGAAAAAGTTACTAAAGATGGCAGCCCATTGTCTAAAGATGATCTGGAAGGCAATTGGCTCTATAAGTTGATCTCAACTAAATATTAGAGGTAAATATGTCATCAGTAGCACCAGGACTATCAACAGTTGATTTTATTCGAACTAAGATAAGGCGTTTGACTGCCTCTTCGGGTAGTTCTGCGATGCCTACTGCTTTAATTGATCAGTATATTAACAACGCGTATCAAAACGATTTCCCATACGCCATTAAGATAGATCAGCAACGATCAGTTTATACTTTCTTCACACAGCCTAATATTGATAGATATCCCCTTGATGTAAATTTTAATCAAGGCGTTAGAGCTCCTGTATATGTAGAAGGGATATTGGGGTCATTGTTTAAGGATAGGACTCAATTCTATAATCTATGGCCAAGATGGCCTACATTATTTCAGCCTATTTCGGGAGATGGGATAACTACAGCCTTTTCATTTACTATACCAGGTCCATTTCTTAGTAAAGAAGTTGTTTTGGGGGGTGTAGACACTAATGGAAATGCTATCAGCGTAAATGATGATGGAAATGGAAATTTATTATTACAGGTTCCTAATCCAGTTGTTTCAATACCTCCTTTGTATACTACACCCACATCACCTAGCACACCTCCTATCCCAGGAATGTATAATCGAAATACTGGAAACCCAGGTTTAAATTATGTTGATACTACCACTTTAGATCCTAGTTTAACGCCATATCTAGGTATTGGAACCGTTAATTATGTCACAGGATTATTTAATATAAACTTTCCTGTGGCTCCTATAGCCGGACAAACAATGACATTATGGGTTAGTCAGTATCAGACAGGAAGACCCTACTGTCTTCTTTTCTGGAACAATGAATTTACCATTAGACCAGTCCCCAAATTAATCCATAAAGTTGAAGTAGAAACTTTTTTGACTCCTGTGCAATTTATGGAAAGTTCGGATATTCCTATTTTATCTCAATGGAGTCAGTATCTGGCTTATATTGCATCTATGGAGATACTGAGAGATAGGCAAGATATTGAAGGTGTAGAGAATTTAAGAGAAGGTTTTATGAGACAAGAAGCTCTTGTTTTAGAACGTCAGGGTATTGAAGAAATTGGACAGCCAAACCTACAACTTTTTAACTCTACTCAAGGGTATTCTTTTTATGGTGGATATAGTGGTGGGGGGTA